GAATGGGAAACACAGTTAGCGAATCTACTGTATTGACCGCTCGAAAACCTCAGAACCCCAGGGGCGTCTTAGCCCTCCTGAATAAGAGAGACCGCATTACGGTTTCTCTTACGTTCACTCCATCCCTGACAGCTTTTCACTGGTCTTCAACCTCCATGATCGACGGAAGACTGGTCTACGCCGACTTGTCGCGAAAGAACTCCACATGTTACAGTGTGGAGGCTTCGTGGGACCACAAGAAGCTGTTCAACCGTCCACACCCCAGCATTAGGAAGACTGTATGGTACGGGAAGAGTGCGCAGGAGTGGCTCGATTTTGCTTTGGATGAAGCAGCAAAATCGAAGCCTAAGGACATCGGACTAAGAGCCGGCCCTGAGGTTATTCTCAACGAGACTCCTGTACACGAACTGAGCTTCCATAATTCACTGAACAACACGTTCGCCGCCGTCTATGGAAGACAGTTTATGCCCTTACTAGAACCGGATCAAAGGGTGATGAAACGGTTTGCCGACTACTGCCGCCCCAGACTAAACAGGTTCGTTAGGTTCCTAGAAAGAAGAGAGGAGATGTACTGGATCAGTGTAGAGGACTGGATAGAGACCAGAAGACAATCAGGTTGGGATGAGGAGAAGGTGAAGACATACATCACCAATATCAATGAGCAACTAGGCCCTGATTGGGACCCAAAGAAAGTGCCGCTAGAAGTGGACGTTTTCACGAAACAACTTGAGATTTTTTCTCAAGAAATGGATCATGTCGACGTCGATAACTGGGGGCGATACACTTCTTTGGCTTCCCGACCCAGGTGCATAGCCAATGGAAGAGGATATCTCAAAGGTATTGGAGCGAAATATGCCTACTCCCTCATCAAAGCCTGCAAGGACTTTTTCCCCGGTTTCATCCAAGGCATGAACACACACCAAGTCAAAGAGCATGTGAGCAACTTGATAGGAGACATCACTAAGTGTTTCTCCTCAAATTCTGATATTAGCGCCTTTGACAGTGGTCGTGCTGCCGGTGTCTTTGCTGCATGCGACCAGCCCTTCATGAGGAAGATGTTTAGAACATTTACGAAGTGGGCTGATCGTGATGGAGCAGTTAGACCCGTCAGCTTGGCCAACCAAATGATTGACCAAGGTTGTGTGAAGAAGCTCGTCTGGAAGATTCAAACCAAAGTAGATGGCAAGCTCACCAGAGTGTGTGACTTGCATTCCGGACCGATCCAACCAAGCGGAAGCTGGACCACGACATTAATGAACACACTGTTCCGCACACTAATGCAGGAGTTTATACTGACAGAATTCTTTTCAGACATCCCCTCTGAATCCCTAAAGTTAGCCAAGTTCTACGAGAGCTATTCAACCCGGCGGGAAGACGGCACTTTAGGAGATTCCAATCCCCCATGCTGCCACATCGATCAAGGCGACGACGACTCGACTCACATCCGAGAAGATTTGAAGACGCGAGCACAATGGACACAACATTTGACCCAATACTTTTCACCTCAGAATGCAAAACCTGAGGAGCACGGGCTTGGGTTCAAGTGTTCGATGAACATTTTAGGAGAATGGTGGGATACGAACTTTTGCAGCAAGAGAGGCATCTTGCACGAAGGAGAATGGTACTGGGTAAGGGACCCGGTCAAGGCTGTTATGGGAAACAACACGTACAAGGGTCGATCAGCAGACATCTTGAACAACGCATCCGAGTACAACTACGCGATTTGTTTAGGACTGATGATGGATTTCCCTAACAGCAAGTTCTTCGAGCTCCTCGTGCACCAGAGACAACAGTTTGGTTGGGAGAAAACCCAAGATGAGAAGACAGAGAAGGACGAATATTCGATGAAGACTGGACACGATCTTCACTCTCTGCCAGGGCACGTGATCGATGCCCACATAGCCAAATGTCTCAACACATCAGTAGAATGGTTGCTGTACGCAGCGGAAACTTCGATCGGAAGGGACAAATTTATCATCCGCACGTACGATTACTAAGATCACAAGCACCGTTCGAGAAGAAGAACGACTCAAGGAGGAACTAGCACCGATCAACCATCCTTGTTTTATACAAAATCAAAA